ACGATCCATTTCAAAACCATCTATCTCAAAATGCCCAAAACAAATTTGTGATTTACTATTCTTTATCTTTTGGAATATTTCTTCTTCATTATCGGAACAAATCCAAGGAACGATATCAACCGAAACACCTTCAAAGTTTTCTGTATGAAAATCTTATATAAGGAAAACATTATCATATTCATTTAATAACAGTGATGGTGAGTTTACCTCAAGTGTATTTTTAAATGCAACATCATGATTACCAATTAATGTATACAGGTTGATGTTGTTCTCTTTGAGTTTATCGAAAAAGTATTTTCTGGAAAGATATAGGGAATTAAAATTAATAAACTTTCGCCTATCAAATAGATCACCCATTTGAACAACTACATTAATTTTATTTTCTACAAGGTAAGGAAAAAATACATCATCATAAAATTTCTTGAAATAGTTATGGAAATCCAACGAATCTCCTCTTGCTCCAAAATGTGTATCACCCAATATACATAATTTCATAAATTATTCTTCTACAAAGTTGTCTATACCTTTAGTCTTACTTTCTTTTTTCTTTCTTTTATTTTCTTCAAAGTTGTGTATGAATTCGGAAATATTGTCATAGAGTTCAAACTGTTTCATGTTACCGTTTTCATCCTCATACATTTCACCTTCATCGAGCAATCCAAACTGTTGAGTTGCCTTATACTTCACATATAATTGTTTCTTCTCTTTCATAATTCTACGGAGAAATGCATAATATATGATTTGAGTAAAATAAGCAAATGGATTATTACTCTTTGCCGGATCAAAGTTGCGGAAATACATTAGGCAGTTTTCAATACCATCAGCAATCATTTCATCACGGAAAGTATAAGAAATAAAATTAGGCTTTCTGGAAAGGTGTTCTGCAATTTTAAGAAAACATTCTCCAATGTAATTTGGTATAGAAGGTTCTTCTGTCTTATTCTCTTTAGCATCTGCACAATCTTTATGGTATTGTACCAGTGCTGCAAGAAAGTCTGCGTTATTAATGTAGTGATTCGATTTAGCCATATTATTACCTATAAATGTGTTGACAAAGTGCTTGACAAGTGTTAAACTAGCGGTGTTCCGTATGAAGATTAATGAAGTCTTTTGTTCCTTCTGTATTCTTCTATCTCTTTAAGTTCTTCTTCAGTTAATTCGTATTCTTCATCTTCTTCAGTTTCTTCTTCCTCAAAAGACATTTCCTCACTATGTAACAAAGAAAGAATTGATTCATTTACCATACTCTGATAATATTCAACAAGAGAGTCTTTTGGTTCTATCATAGTAACAATATCTGAATTGTATATGATTGCAGAATCTTCCTTAATTACTTCTATTGGCAACCAAGGCATCATCATAAAAACAGATTGTCCTGTTTCAACCCTCTTTACTATCATTCTCATTGGGTTGTTTAATAATACCATATCACTATCATCATCTTCAGTTATCTTGGAAATAATATCTTCACCAGTTTGAAGTCGTACTATCTTTATTATTGGTTGATTATTCATTTGAGCTCTATGTTGTAAAACTTGTAGTTGAATTTTTCTTCATCGTATATTTTAACACGTTCTATGAAATGATTCAAGGTGAAATTGGTAAATTTGCCTATTCTCATATCATCGACAATATCAAACAACACAGCTTGTTCTTTGTTATCACCCTTTCTTAGTCCTCGTCCTATCGATTGTAAATTCCGAACCCTTGATTTAGAAGGTGAGGCGAAAACAATATTATGTAAGTTGCGGATATTAACGCCAGTAGAGAAAGTCCCGTAACTAGCAACAATGATTGCATCTCTTTGCTTCTCAGTAATCTCACGAACTGATTCCCGTATTTCGACATCTGTACCACCAAAAACAAAAAATACATGTCTATCTTTAGTAGACTCTTTAATAATTTTATATAATTCTTTACCATGTTTTTCTACAAATTGAAAAAGTACAAGAGTGTTACCTTCTAAAGATAACACTAAATTTTTTATGAATTTATTTCTAGCTTCATTTAATACTATGTATTCTAGTTCGGAATTATAATCCCACTTTCTTGCTGCCTGACATACATTATCCGCATATTTGAGAATGAGGCATTTAATTTTAAAATCTGCAAGTTGTTTAGATGCAATTAATTCCGACGTAGATGTTGCTTTATAAACAGGACCAAAAAGTCCTTCTAATACCAATCTGTGTGTTTGTGTACCGTCTAATGTACCTGTTGTACCAATTCTATATTTGGCATTTACACAACCTGACAAAATCGTTGCTAACGATTTGGCTTTAAATTGATGAGCCTCATCACCTAATACAAAATCAAATTGTTCGAAGTACTCAGGTTCATTTTTGTAAATAGACTGCCAAGTGGTGATAGTCAAAAATTTATCTGTGTGTTTTTCTTTACCAGAATATTGACGATGACAAAAAGAATCAGAATCGTATCCATAATCCTGAAAGTCTTTATACATTTGTTCTACAAGTGATGTTGTTGGAACAATTAACAAACCTTTTTTAAAGTCTGAATACTGTAAGTAAGTTACTATACAATAAAGTATTAAAGATTTACCTGATGCTGTTGGTGACAATAATAAAATTCTTTTATTACGAATTGCATGTACAAATGCTTGTAATTGATAATCACGAATCTCAAAAGGAAGATTTAATGTCTTTACAAAGTCTACTGCTTCAACAAGAGAAAAATTCTCCGTGTTTACCACATCAGAATCTATTTCTAGATTATACTCACGTTCTTTACAAAACTTGTCGATATAAGGAACAAGACCATGGTACATAGTAAACGTTCGAAGGTCAGCCAATCGAATTTTACCATCCCAAATTTTATTTTTGTATGCTGGAGTAAATTGGTAACCAGGAACATAAAAAGTAAAGTACTCTGAAAGTTCCTGTGCTACACTTTTTTCACATTCAAAATGTATAAAAGATTCGTTCTTTTTACGAAGAATAATAGTATCAGTCAATTATATACCCTGTATAAATTTTTGCCAACTTATGTAATCTCTAAGTTGAAAGGTTCTACTATTCAACTCTTTTAAGATTGCAGTACATAGGTCAACAATTTCATCATGCATTATTTTATTTGCTAAATATTTGTTTAAATCTTCATCACTATCCAAATATGTATTGATCTCGGATTTCAACACGAAAGGAAAAGGTTCCCATCCTCTTTCTTTAAGATCATCGTCATCTAATTTGCCTGTATAATATTCCCACTTTACTTTCTTCATTTTGTTATATTTAAACTCAGACTCTTTGGAAAGTAAACGATGCCTAGAAAGTATGTTTAAATACTTACTATGAAGTTTGGGTATATTTAAAAGTTCTCTATCAGGTTCGGTACGATCAATATCACAATCTTGTCGCCATAATTCCAATAATTCTTCCAATTGTTTCATAATATCCTCCTAATGACATTATACTACATGTATTAGTAAATGTCAAACATATTTTATATCATAATAAGTGTACCTAAATGTTGCATCTGAAGTGACTGGACTATCTGGAGTTTCTTGTGATGAGAGTATAATAGTACTCAATGAGGTAGGAAAAACATCATAAAAAACAAACTCAACTACAGGCCTATTAGAAGAAGATAGTAAAACTATCTTGGCATCCGAATATTGTGGTTTTAATCTTTGTGATCTGTTAGGATTTAAATTTGCCAAATTTTTATATTCATCAAAGTTTTCTGGGAAAGTCATTGCACGTATCCAATCATGCACTTCTTTCCAAGATGTCAAGTTCTCATCTACCATAAACGTAACATTCAATAAATCGTATATGGCTTTCTCGCCAGGCAAATATGCATCTACGAAAGGTGTGAATTGTGGTATCTCTGACATTGAAATACCAGGCACAGTAACCGTTTGGCAAAAATACTGAATGTTGGGTAACCTACTAAAAGTTAATATAAACTTATTAGGTTGTAAAAAATTTGGATTTGATGGGTTTCTTGTGATAGCAGTCATAGATTATTTTTCAATCTTCCCAATTTTTACCGCTTTTATGTAATTTTGTTATTATAGACGCGGCAGTTTGTAGATGTAAATTTGTTGGTTTACTGTAATCACCTTTTTTACTGTACTTCAGTTCAGGTCCATGATGAATTTCCATTCTATCATCATGAAAAGTAATATTCATTTTGTTTTTCACATGATGTTTACCAACAGGAATATCTCTCCAATGTTGGCCTTCTTCTAAAGTGTATTGAATAAAAGTTTTCATATTCTTATTTATGCGCCATAAAAAAAGAGAGACTTTTTACAGTCTCTCTTTAAACACATTATAATTATTATTATGTTTTGTGTTTTGTTTTTAAGATTACATTAAGTTAGCAATCTTAAATGCACGATAGTACAAGTTAGTTTTGGCAGTAATT